CCCTTAAATCCAGAATTTGGTGGAGGTTTAAGAGCATTTATTTTTGAACAAATAACATCTGATAACTTAGATGGTTTAAAAGAAAAAATCCAAAACGATCTTGAAAATTTTTTTACCAATATAAATGTAATAGATCTACAGGTAAATGGGTTTGAAGATCGTAATACTATAAATACAATACTAAAATACAGTGTAAATCAAACCAACATTGTAGACACAGTAGAAATGAATTTTGAATAATGGCGGCACCAAAAAGAGACATAAAATATTTAGATAGAGATTTTAGTAATATTAGAGAATCCTTAATTGAGTTTTCTAAAACGTATTTCCCAAATACTTACAATGATTTTTCTCCTGCATCACCTGGTATGATGTTCATGGAACAAGCAGCTTATGTAGGTGATGTAATGTCATTTTACTTAGATAATCAACTACAAGAAACCTTTACCCAATTTGCTAGACAAACCAATAACTTATATGAGTTAGCTTATATGTTTGGGTATAAACCAAAAACTACAGGTGCAGCCCAAGCTACAATAGACATTTTCCAACAAGTCCCATCTAAATTGGTGGGTAATGATTATGTTCCTGATTATGATTTTGCTTTAACTGTTGAATCTAACACCGTAATATCTTCTGCACTTAATCAGGATACATCTTTTATAATAGAAGATAAATGTGATTTTTCAGTTTCTAGTTCTTTAGATCCAACAGAAGTATCAATATACCAAATATCAGGAGAAATACCTCAATATTTTTTATTAAAAAAATCTAGAACAGCCATATCTGCAAAAGTAAGATCAAAATCCTTTTCTTTTACAGAGTTCGAACAATTTCCAACTATTAATCTAAACACAGATAAAATAATAGGTGTGTTGGATATAGTTGATTCAAATAATAATACGTGGTATGAAGTAGATTATTTAGGACAAGAAATGGTTTATGATAGTATTAAAAATACTAATGTAAATGATCCTAACTATTCTGTAGATGAATCTAATACACCATTCCTACTCCAATTAAAAAAGGTTCAAAGACGTTTTGCTACAAGATTCACATCAGAAACTAATTTACAAATACAATTTGGAGCTGGTAACCCAAATGATACAGATGAACTAATAACACCAAACCCAAATAATATAGGTATAGGTTTACCATTTGAACAAAATAAACTTACAACAGCATACTCACCTACAAACTTTTTATTTACGGGTACTTATGGTATAGCACCTTCAAATACTACTTTAACAGTAAGATATTTAACTGGTGGTGGTGTTGAATCTAACGTTCCCGCAGGTGATTTAACTGGGGTTGATAGTTCAACTACTACCTTCAACCTCCCTAACCTAAATGCAAATATATCTAACTATGTTTTTGGTACTTTAGCAGTCACTAATCCATCAGCAGCAGATGGTGGACAAGCAGGAGATACAGATGAAGAAATTAGACAAAATACTTTAATGCAGATATCAGCTCAACAAAGGTCAGTTACCTTAGATGATTATATGGTTAGAGCTATGAGTATGCCTTCTAGGTATGGGACTGTAGCTAAAGCTTATATTGAAAAACCAACACTAAATAACCAAGTATCTACTATATCAACTCTATGTTTATATGTTTTATCACAAAACTCCTTAAACCAATTCCAACAAGCAACTAATACCTTAAAGAAAAATCTAAGAACATACCTTTCTCAAAATAGAATGATTGGAGATAGTATTGAAATAAAAGACGCTTATCCTATAAACATAAGTATTGATTTTGAAATAATAGTATTACCTAACTTCATAAATAGTCAAGTAGTATTATCGTGTATTAATTCTTTAAAAGAATATTTTAGTAGAGACAAGTGGCAAATAAATCAACCAATAATAACAAATGACTTATTTGTAAGGTTAGATCAAATCGAGGGTGTTCAAACTGTTAAAGATATTAAGTTTTTAAATAAAACAGGAGCAAGTTTAGGATATTCACAATATGCTTATGATTTGGAAGGAGCTACTTTAAATAAAGTAATTTATCCTAGTTTAGATCCTAGTATATTTGAAGTAAGGTTTCCAAATAACGATATTAAAGGTAGAGTAGTACCTTTATAAAAATTAAAATATGAGTTTAGAAGATAAATTAAATAGTAATGGTACAAAACTAAATCCCGTAGTTAGAACTAATTCACCTAACATCCCAGGAGGTAGTTATAACATACCAAAATCGGGTAATAAGTTTGGGTGGTATACACCTTCTGGACCACTTAGAGATTTGGATGATAAGATTGTAAATGCAACACTAAACTCTTACACAGAATCAGATACATATTTAAACCAATTCATTATTTCAAATCCTTTAAAATCACTAAAAGGTAAAAAGAAAAGAAAAATGAAAAAGAAAAATTAATAACCCATGGCAGTATATAAACTCTTTCCTATAAAAGATAATAGCCTTTACTCCTTTTACCCTAAAATGAACTCTGGGATAGATGAAGTAAATCAAATATCAAACTTAAATATTGCAGTAGATACTAGCCCTCAAGTAGCTAGAATAATAACAGAATTTTCACAAGAAGAAATCGAAGATACTATTAATAATCTGATATCGGGTTCTCAATGGACAGCTAACTTTAGACAATTTATAGCAACTGCTCAAGGTATAGTTGAATCTATGTTTGTAGAAGTACACCCAGCTGCTTCATATTGGTGGAATGGATCAGGAAAATATTTAGATGTTCCCCAAACAACAGATGGTTCAGGATGGCTTTCACCTGCGTTTGCAGATTCAAATTTAAGATGGCCCATGAGTGGTAGTGATGCTGCTGGAAATAAATTAACTGGTTCTTTTAACTCTAACTTCTCTACAGAAGGAGGTGGATCTTGGTTTATAACAGGCTCAGATAACATGGGGTGGGCTTCATCTCAATCATTTGATACTAGAAGTGATAAAGACTTAAATATAGAAGTCAAAACTATAGTAGATAAATGGTATAGTAGTTCTATAGCATACCCTTCAACAGCATCTTTACCAAATTATGGCTTTTTAACTAAATTTGAAAGTCAAGCAGAATTTAATAGCAATCCTCAAATACAACCTGTGATGCAGTTTTATAGTGTTGATACTAATACTATATACCCACCACAGCTAGAATTTAAATGGGTAGATTACCAAACAATATTAACAGGCTCAGCAACTGGAAGTATATTACAAACTACAAATATTGTATCTTCACTAGCTGAAAATCCAGGTAAGTTTACACCTCAAGGAGTAAATAGGTTTAGATTTAATGTAGCACCTAAATACCCACCCAGAGTTTGGACTACATCATCTCTATACACATCTGTAAATTATTTACCAACAGAATCATATTATGGTGTAAAAGATTTGGATACCAACGAATTTGTTGTAGATTTCGATGAAACATATACCCAACTAAGTTCTGATAACCAAGGTAATTATTTTGATTTATACATGAATGGATTAGAACCTGAAAGGTATTACAAAATATTAGTTAAAACTAAGTTAAAAGGTTCAACAATGATATTAGATGATAATTATTATTTTAAAATAGTTAATACCTTATAATGGCTAAAAACGTAAACTTAAATAAAAATGTATTTAATAAAAATACATATCCAAAAATAATAGATACTAAATTTAAATCTTTAGGTACTAAAACTATTTCTGAACAAATATCAGAAACCCCAAGTGCTCAAGAGTTTTTTAATATGTACAATACTTTATTTTTTAGTATTAATCAATTTGGACCAACTGAGTCTCATGAGTTTTTAATCAAAACAAGCAGTGAATACATTAATTATGATAACGATAGTGAGATTATAAAGTTATTACAAGCTGAAATAGCAGGTTTAAGACAAGATTTATTAGAATCCCAACAAGCTTTAGCTGACTTTATGGAAAGTATCCCAACCCCAGAAGATACAAAAGTAGAAATCCCTGAGGTAGAAATCCCCGAACCAGCTCCTATAATAATAAACATCCCAGAACCTGAACCAACACCACCACCTCCAGCAAAACCAAAAACAAAAACTAACGAGGAAAGGGTAATAGAAGATTACCAAACATATCCAAAAGGTGATAAAGGTAAAAGAGCAAAAAGATTAAATTTAAGTAAATCCTTTATTAAGGAGGTTAAAAAAGCAAATAATTTATAATGGCAACCCAAATACCATCAGACAAATATAAGTTTCAAAGATACAAAGAAGAGGATAAAGATTTAATTCCTATTGTTGATATTGATTCATCTTTAACAGGTTCTAGTTTTATAGAATTTAACATTTATGATTTAAATGATAGATTATTATACCATACACCTAATTATAGTAAATACTCTGTAGTAGATGATTCACCATCATCAGGTGAAGGAATATCCCAATTTAATATTGATCCTGATTTAGATGTTAAATCTCAAGGTTTTGATAGTGGTAACTATGTAGCCTATTATACCTTTATAACTAACCAAGTAGGATCCCCTTTCCAAAAACTTTATATAGAAGAAATATCATCAGATAGAACTGAGATTAGATTAAATAGTACGGCTTTAGATTCTTTTGAAATTGAAGATCAAACAGATGATTTTATAGATTTTAGAGAAGAAAATATTTACTTTACAGACTTCCTTCTTAATTTTGGAAATAACCAACAAGTAATAGCTAATAATATTAAGTTAGATGATGAGGATGAGAATAATCCTACTATATTAATTAAGTTATATGAAGAATTACCTGACATATTTCAAGAAAAATCCCAACTTTATATAATTACTTCATATTCATCTCCTGAAGCTTTTAGTGTTGTATATTCTCCTACTATAACGGAATTTAATGATTCAATTTCTTTAGAAGGTCCTAATTTTAACTTACCCATAAAAAGTGAAGTAAATAATTCATCTCAAAATTTATCAGCAAATGATATTTTATTAGGATCTACAACAACACTATCAAACCAAATACAAGGTATTTTATCCCAATCCTCTATTAATATCAGTATAGACTATACAGATTATAACGATTTTATACATTTTAGTTCAGCTGAAACTCGATTAGAAAACTTTTATTATAAAGTTAATTTATTAGAACAATATTCAGGATCAATATCATCCTTAAATAATACAACAGGTTCATCTACTTCCATCCAACTTTTAGAAGATAAAATTAGTTCTATTATTACTAACTTTGATGGTTATGATAAATTTTTATATTATGAAACAGGTTCAACTTCGTGGCCTAAAACATCCCAAACTAAACCTTATACTTTAGCTAAAACCGGAAGTGCTGAAGTTATTACTTGGTATGGTACATCAAACCAAAATAGCCTTGATTTTGGGGGACAAATAGCCTCAGCTTCATTATTTGATCTTGACAATCCAGATTATCTATATAGTACTATACCAGAATATTTAAGAGAAGATTCTGAAAATCAACCATATGATTTATTTATTGATATGCTTGCTCAATATTATGATAATGTTTGGTTATACACTAAAGATATTTCACAAAAATATAATACAGATAACAGATTAGATTTTGGAGTTAGTAAAGATTTAGTATCTGATGCTATAAAAGATTTTGGTTTAAAGTTATATCAAAATAACTTTTCAAATAGTGATTTATATACTGCCTTTTTAGGAATAACTCCTAGTGGAAGTTTATTCCCTTTTCCTGAAATAACAGAATCAATGCCAGTTCCTACAGGATTTGAATTTGTAGATACATTAATATCAGCATCAAATGATGTTATATCAATGGATGATACTAATAAATCTTTATATAAAAGAATATATCATAACCTACCATATCTGCTCAATAAAAAAGGAACAACTGCTGGATTACGAGCGTTAATAACTTCATATGGTATACCTGATACTATACTAAAAATATCTGAATTCGGCGGTAAAGATAAGGTAAACGCTAACGATTATGATTTATATTCCAACCATTTTAACTATGCTTTTAAAGCAGATGGTTTTAATTCAATGTACACAGAATGGACAGTAAATCCAGAATGGTCATCTCCATTAAATCAACCTAACTCTGTTCAGTTTAGATTTAAAACTCAAGATATTACATCTAATATTTCTCCTTTTGGATTATCTAACCTTCAACAAACCCTTTGGAGAGTTCAAAATACAGCAGCAACTCACCAAAACCTAGAATTAGTATTAGAATATACAGGTTCAGGTTTAGATTCTGGTTCGTTAGTTAACGATAGTGGTTCATATAATGGCTCAATACCAAACCCAGAATATAAATTTGCAAAACTAACTTTTTACCCTGATACATCAGATACAAATACCACTGCAAGTGTATATCTACCTTTTGTTGATGGAGAATGGTGGTCTGTAATGATTCAAAAGAATGGAAGTAACTATGATTTATTTGCTGGAAATAAAATATACAATGGTGATACAGGAACTAAAATAGGTTTTTATGCATCTTCATCTGTAGTTACTGGATCAGATCAAGCATGGACAACACAAGCTTCTTCAGGAGCCACTCAGTTTTATGGAACTGCTCAGTTTGGTATATCTACTTATGGTGGAGGCGGAGGAGGTGGAGGAGGATCTACACCCGTAAGTCAAACACCAACTTTATGGGGTGCTTTAGAATGGGGAAATGATAATTGGGGTTACAATGAAGCACCAAGTGGATTTGGAACTAGTTATTTTGGAAGTGGTGGTCCAATAGGAAATAGTCTATCAGGATCATTACAAGAAGTAAGATATTTTAATATTGCTATAAGCGAAAGTGTATTTAAGGATTATATAATGAATCCTTTATCTTTTGAAAGTAATGGAGTAAATACTGCACCTAACAACTTAATATTTAGAGGAGCTTTAGGTAGTGAATTAGATCTTCTAACATCATCTTCAATCCACCCCTTAACTACAGGTTCTTGGGTTGCTAGAAATTCGTTCCAAGATACTAATACAGCTTCCTTTTCATCAACACCAATATATGAACCAAATACTGAATATATTTTCCAAGACCAACCAGCAGTAGGTATAAAAAATAGGATTACAGATAAGGTAAGATGGGAAAATAACGTACTACCTGGAAATACTTTATCACAATACAGAAAAATAGCTCAAACAACAGAAGCAAGTGCATCCTATTCTGAAAATATAAATTATTTAGAAGTAGCATTTTCACCACAAAACCAAATCAACGACGATATTATAGGACAGATGGGTCATTTTAACATTGGTGATTATATAGGAGATCCAAGAGATAGATCATCTAGATCTGTTATATATCCTAGTTTAAACTCTTTAAGTGAAGATTATTTTAAAAAATATATTAAGCAATATGATTTAACAGATTTTGTCAGATTAATAAAATTCTTTGATAACTCATTATTTAAAATGATTAAAGATTTTATACCTGCAAGAACAAGTTTAGCATCAGGTTTAGTAATAAAACAACATTTATTAGAAAGAAATAAATATAAACAACCTACAGTTAACTCAGAAGAAATTTTAGAAACGGGTTCAATTGATATGGTTAGTATTAATGGTGGAGCTGCAGGAGTATTAAACCCTTATAATGTTAGTTATGACCTAGATTACCAATCAGGTTCGGCACCTATACAAACTAATGTTAGTGGAAGTTCAACAGGTAATACTTTTAATAATTTAGATACATCTATTAATGGTATTAATGGTACTTTTATTACAAATGCTGCAACAGGAAGTACTAAATTCCCATTTTTTGATAATTATGTAATAAGTTCAAGTAAATCTTATGTACCTAATTTATGGGTTGAATTGCATGATAATAATGGAAATTTAGTGGCTAATGCTTTTAATTCTGGGTCAAATGGAATACCATTTAATACAGATGTTTCAGGAAGTGGGGAATTAACAATGTATGCTAGTTCCGATAACCAATTTACAGTTAGTAACATTAGTAGTAATGCTGATGCAGGGCTTAATTTCCCACCTTTTATAAATGAAGGATATATTCAAACAACAGATGCTATTTTTGATAATGGTAGTGGTACTCCAGTAGCATCCTCATCCGTTTCATCTTTAGGATCCACATTAACAACTACTTTTCCAATAGCAAGTGTAATTACAAATGTATCTGCAAGTTTAACTTCTGTTATAAATAATTTTGGTGGGGGGTTTCTTAATAGATATGATATAGGAGGTTCTACAACTAATGCTAGTATTGGACTTGATTTTACTTTATTTGCAGGTGGATATGTTTCATCTAGTGTAGCACAATTTAGAGACCCAGTAACAGGGAATGCTACAGATAAATCACCAATCCAAATTATAGGTTCTGGTGGTACTAATGCTTTACGTACAGTATATCTTACTTCTAGTATATTTACAAATGTTTCTGCTACAAATATATCTCCCACAGCCGTATCTGGGAATGTATTTAATATAGATAGTATAACTACAAATTCAACTATCAATTCAATTTTTATAGGAGGATATATTTCATCTAGTAG